GATGTTCCCTTCCAAACCGGTCAGATACCGTGCGCCGAGGATGGCCGTCACCAGTTGGTTGCGCAGAACCTCGATGAAGTTCTCATACAACAGCTGCGTCTGCACCAGGTTGCCGCCCTGCACCGCGGTGCCAACCAGATAAGGGGCGCGCACCTGCGTGCGGCCCTGCTGGCTCATCATGTTCCATGCGCGCAGGTGCTCTTCGTCAGGGCAGAACGGCAGGTCGTTGGGGATGAAGAAACCTTCAGTGCTCTTGCCGGCCTTTTTTGCCAAGGCGACAGAGACCTCGCGTTCGAAGCCGGACTTGGACCAGTCTTTGCTGAGCTGCCCCTGCAGCGCGCGCAGGTAGCTGTAGCTGCGCTTTTCCTTGTCGGTCATGCCGATGGTGTTGCCGTCGGTCAACGCCGCTGTCGGCTTGGCACCCTTGGCAAGGATGTTCGCCAGCACCTCGCCACGTGCACCGGCGATGTCCAGGCCGCGGGTGATCATGCCGTGCACCTGGTCGAGCGGCAGGGCGTGTGCGCGACCGAGTGCAACGATGTCGTCGACTCGCTGGCGCTCCCCCTTCATTGCGGTGTCGGTTGCGTTTGCGACGGCAGCGGCACGCTCTGCCACCGAGGTATCGTCTTTCGGGTCCATGGTGAGTCCTTTCGATGGATGAGATTCCGCGGATGCGGAGGGTTGCGCCGGCTTGCGTGGTTCCACGGTCACCGAACGTTCTTGATTCGCCGCAGCGCGCCCGATGCCAACGGTCTGGTCGGCAGGCACTGAGACGATGGAGACTTCGTAGGCAAGCCACTTGGTGGCGGTGTAGATCGCGTCGTCGTCGTAGTACGGGTCCTCTTCGTCGGACTCGATGCGATACGCGAGCGCCTGGTACATGAAGCTGACGTTGCGGAGAATTCCGTCAGCGACCATGCCCATCACTTCGTCGCCGCGCGGCGTCTTGGCGAAGCGCACGGTGACTTCGCCCTTCTTGTCGCCGTTGATGCTTGCGCGCTCGACAACGCCGATGACGTCGTCCATGTTGTGGTTGAACAGGAGCGGCGCGGAGTCATTCAGGCGCGTGAGATCTGCTGCGCCCTTGTCGTGGCTCAGCACCTCGGATCCGAACCAGCGCTGCACCGGTTGTTCGCTCGAAAAAGTGAACGTGAGCGTGCGCGCCTCGGCATCGAACCCAGGGACGGCGGCAGCAGCGCCGTCGTCAGTCTTCGAACGAGCAAGCGTCAATGCGCGGCGCAGGGGCCCGAGCTTCGCCCCGTCTTTGAGCATTTGCTCTGGTTGACGTGTGCTGGTTTGTGGCATCGCGGGCTCCAAATGAAAAAGCCGCCGGAGTTGCCTCGGGCGGCCTGTGGGGTTGCTGGAAAAAGTCAGTTTGTGAGAGCGTCGAGTTCGTCGCTTACGCGGGCCAGTTCCACTACCAGGCGGTGCTCTTCTTCCTCGAGCAGAGCGCGACGCTGAATCTTCGAGGCGGCCGGTGACGTAGCACCGCCTTCAGATGTTCCGTTTTCATCCGTGGCAGCGCCGGTGTTGTCCTCGCCGGCCGCGACTTCGCCCTCATCCGGCGCCACCTGGCCGCCGAGAATCTGGGCCTGGCCTTTGTCGTTGACGATGGCCGGATCGGTGTCTTGCACCAGGCCGAGATCCGCAGCCATGGCGACTTCGCGAGCACGCTGCGTGAACACGTCCTCGAAGTCGCCACCCTTCGCACTCACGACATCCTGGATGCTTTGAAAGCCGGAGCGCACTGACATCCTGGCGGCGGTGACTTCCTTGAGCGGATCCACCCAGTCCCACCCGCGCGGCATCCAGCGCACCGCTTCGTAGATTTCGGGTGACGCTTCATACGACGGAAGAGGCAGCACGCTGGAGAGCACCGCGCAGCCGAGCCACGCATCGAAGACCTCTTGGTGAAGGGCTTCCATCAACCACTGCTGCAGGACCTTCCAGTTGTCCCGGTCGTCGAGCAGCGCGAGCCGCGAGCTGCTGTAGTTGCTTTGGCTGTAGTCGCGCGACAGGCTTTCATAGCTAACGCCGACGCCGGCAGCGACCGAGCGCAGCATGAAGCGCATGAAGGGCTCCATCGCCGCGTTCGCGCTCGAAGGATTGAAGCCCTCGAAGGTCTCGCCGGGAGCCAGCTCCTTGATGATGCCGGGCGACATGTCGAAGACCTTTTCGCCATCGACGATGGCGTCCGAACCCATCGGGTCTTCACCGATGCCAGGCACACCGTCAACCTCAGGCGACTGGATGAAGCCCATGATCGACGCGCTCGCTCGGGCGCGAACGATCTCGGCTTCTTCGTAGCCGCCCATGTGCCGCAGCTTCGTCATGGCGGCATGGAACCAGGGCACCCCACGCGTCTGCCCGGGCCGGTCGAACAGCGCCAGGTGAATGACCTCTTCGGCCGGCACGCGCTGGTACTCGTTGCTCGGCGGCACGCCGTTGACCATGTTGTCGCCCGGATGCCGGGGGTACAGCCAATAGGCGACGGGCTTGCCCCACTCGTCGACCTCGACGCCCATGCGGATCTGGTTGCCCTGGCTCGGCGACGCGCGCCCCGACCAGTTATCGACGAGTTGATCCGACTCGATGATCTCCAGCTGGAATGGGATCTGTGAGCCCGGCACCTGCTTGTAGATCTTGCGGAACAGCACCTCGCCGGATTCCGCGATCGCGCGGATGGCCATGCGCTGCATCGCTGCCCATGAGAGCTTCGACGCGGTGTGACAGTACTTCGCCTTGCTCCAGCGTTTCCAGGCGCTTTCGATCTTGGTGTTGATTGGCTCGTTCAGCTTCTTGCCGCGAACCATCATCACCTGCGACTGAAAGCCGATGCCGGTGCCGACAACGTTGTTGACGATCAGTCGCAAAGCCTGCTTCGCATACTCGTTGTCGCGGCACAGCTGCCGCGTCCGGTTGCGAAGCGCGCGCAGGCTGGTGTAGAGCTCGGCGTCGGCGCTGGTGGAGAGCGCCGTCCAGTCCGAAGTCGTGCGGCCGATCGCGGCGCCGGCGTAGCCACGGCGGGAGATGTCGTGCGACCGCTGCGCGAGGCGCCGGCTTTCGGGGCCGTGCGCGGCACGCCATGCATTGAGAATGACACTGCCAGGCTCGGAAGCGCGCTTCGCGTCGTACCAGGTCTGTGCCTGCGGCGCGCTCATGTGAATCTCACTCCGACGCGGCCCGGGTTCCCGAGGCCGTTCGCGATCTGCTGGCCGCGACGCTCGCGGGACACGATCAGCTTGTACTGAGTGCGCAGCGCGAGCAGCGCGGTGATCGGCTCCTTCTTCAACGAACGGGTGCCGATGGTGTACTCGAGCGTCATGCCACCGGTGGCACGCGCCGTGATCTCGGCCTCGATCGCGGCAAGGATTTTCTCTGCGGGGCTGGTGCCATCGAACAGCGACGAGCCCGCAGCCAGGCCGGAAAGGTTCGGCTTCACGTAGAGCGAGCCATCGCCGGCCGTGATGCGCACGCCGGTCTTCGTCGCGAAGGCCTGCCAGTACCAAGTTTGAGGCGTCGCCCCGACGTTCATCGCGGCGGATTGCGCGGTCGTCAACGTGAACCCCCAGCCGTTGCCTTTGACCGTGCCGACGACATCGATGCCGGCTGCGGCAATCGGACCCCGGAAGGAGTACGCCAGCGAGTACGAACCCGAGTCGACGCTCGAACCCAGCGAGTCGCTGAATGCGTAGTCGACCCAGCTCAGCGAATCGCCGGCCGTGAGGATGCCTGGAATGTTCATGCGTTCACCACTTGGTTGCAAAGCTGCCGCGCCTGCTGGCGCCGCCGCCCTGCTGTGCCGTCTTCTTGCGCATCGCAGGCGCCTGCACTACCTGGGGTGCGACGGCCCCCGAGGTTTCTTTCGTCACCTCGGGGGGGTTCTCGGGCACAGCTTCGGGCGCGGAGGGTGTAGGGTTCGAATCGTTCTCTTCTTCGGTACCGAAGTCCGACAGCAAGGTTCGCTGTACGAGCCGCTGCTCCAGCGCGGCCCAGTGCGCTTCGCGCATGAGGTTCGTCTTGACGCTGCGCGCTGCGTGCAGGGCGTACACCTCACAGTCAAGGACTTCATTGCGCACGCCCGCCAGCTTCTGCCAGGCTTTGCGATAGCGGTTCGTGCGGCTGGGCGCCTTGACTTCGCTGACCAACTGCTCCCAGTAGTCCGGGCGCACGTCGGCATACCAGTGCAATGTGCCCGGGCCGCGCCCTTCGAGCACAAGGCGGTTGTCGAGGATCAGGTCCTTGGCGCGTGTGGTGCCGACGATGTAGGTGTCCAGGCCGAACTTGCTGGGCTTCTGTCGTTTGTTCAGGTCCACCTTGCGCGGCGTGCTGAAGATCTCGCGGCGGTCATCGGTCTGCTCGCTGGCACCCTTCACCGTCATGTAGCCACGCGCGCGGCGGGGCCGCACATAGGCATGCACGATCTCGGTCCGGTTGCCGTCTGAACCGTCGATCGACACGGCACGCACGCGCATCTTGCTGCCGCTGGCGTGTTCGAAGTCGCGCCCGAGCAGCTGGTCCAGCTCGAGCCAGGCGCCTGCAGTCGCCACCAGCGTCGAGCCGAAGATCTCGCCCCAGTACACCAGCCAGCTTTCTTCACCGCGACCCCAAGCGCGAATGACCACCGCCAGACGGTCGTGCTGCACGTCGACGCCGGCGGTGAGCAGCAGGCCACCCCATGGCACGGTGAATTCCGCGTACGCCTCTGCCCGCGTTGACAGCGCGAGCGGCTTCGGCATGTCGCTTTGGTACTCCCACGGAAGGCCGAGGGTGCTGTTCCAAAACGCGATCTTGGCGCCCAGCTCGCCGGTGCTGGCCTCGTGCTCGGCGGTCAGGTATTTCTCGACCAAGCGCGCCATGGTGCTGTCCGGAAAGCTGCTGTACAGCTCGTTCAGGTAGAAGCCCGCGACTCCGTGGAAGTCGGCGGCTGACTTCCAGCCGAAGCCCAGCTCTTCGGCACGGCGCACGTTGCGGTTCTTCTGTGCGTCGTTCCACAGCGATCCGCAGTGCGGGCAGGTATAGGCCGCGGTGTCGGGGTTCGCGCTGCCGTAGACCTGGTGGCTCGCGCCATCGACGCTCTGCCAGTGCACGTTGTCCCAGTTCAGCACATGGGCGTCGCCGCATTCATGGCACGGCACCCAGTAGCTGCGCTGGTCGGATGCCTGCATCTCTTGCGCGATCGCGCTGACCCCGGCGACGGTGGGCGTGCCGCCGATCAGAATCTTGCTGTCATGGAATGACTTGACACGTTCTTCAGCCAGCTTGATCGAATCACCCTGCCCCTTGATGTTCAGATTGCAGTCGTCGGGCTCTTCGACGCACACGCGCTTGATTGGTGTGCTCTTCACGCCGTCAGTGCTGTTGCTGCCGAACATCATGAGGAAGCCGCCCGGAAATTGCTTCAAGTCTTGCTTGTTGTCGGCCGAGCGCGACTTCAAGTTGACGAGTGGACGCAGCACAGGTGTGGCCTCAATCATGGGTTCGAGCTTCAGCTCGGAGTACTTCTTGTACGTGGCCTCACGCGGAAACATGATGGCCATGGACGATGGGTCGCAGTGAATGACATAGCCGACGTAGTTGTTCATCACGCCGTCCGTCCAACCCACCTGTGCCGACTTCTGACAGACGATCTTGCGAACGCGCTTGTCATTGATGGCTTCGAGAACGCCGCGCAAGTACGGCGTGATCTGCAGACTGAAGCGCCCTGGCAGCGCCGTGTTTTCAGCCAGGAACCTATAGCGCTCTGCCCATTTCGCCACCGAGATCCGCGGCGGCGGCGGCAGGCGCGCCAGGCAACGCAGCATGAGCTGGCGCTCCACCTGCGCTTGCGCCGGTGATGTTTTCGTCTGGGTCATATCCGCTGAGCTTGTTCAAGAATTGATCGAAGGTTTCGCCAAGCAGGTCACGCTTGGCTTCGACCCCGACCGTGTGATCGAGCAGCTGC